ATGGAAAAAATCAGAATAGGAACGGACGAGCAGCTGTATGAGATTAAAAGTATCCGTTCCATGTCGTCCAACGTCATGCAGATTGTGTTTGCCGGCTCCGTACCCATCACCTGGGGAAACATCACCATCTACACCGAGGATGGAACGGAGGCAACCACCCTGACCGGGTATGAGACTGTGTACAGGGATGAGGGCCAGGCCGTGTACCTGTCCAATGATGGCAGCGTGTATCAGGCACCTGAAACGCCGGATGGACCGGGGGAACCTCCAGAGCCTTATGTCCCGACCCTGGAGGAGCTGCAGGCAGGCAAGCGCCGGGAGGTGGCAGCGGAGTGTGAGCGGCTTATCTATGCAGGTATCAATGTAGCGTTGACTGATGGCAGCGTGGAGCATTATGCGCTGACCATCGAGGACCAGCTTAACCTGTTCGGAAAATTGAGCCAGATAACTGCCGGGGCAACACAGCTGGAATACCACGCTGATGGGCAGCCCTGCAGGTATTATAGTGCGGCAGACATGCAGGCCATCATCCAGGCTGCCATGTGGCATGTGTCCTATCACACTACGTACTGCAATGCCATTAACATGTGGATTGCCGGATGCCAGACGGTGGAGGAGGTCCAGGAAATCTTTTACGGCGCCGATGTGCCGGAAAAGTACAGGTCTGAGGTACTTGACGCATATCTTGTACAGATAGCCGCAAAGATTGGAGTGGGTGAAGATGGGACACCGGTTGCTGAATAAGTACCTGCCCCTGTTTGATGTAGGAGGATTGCTGTACATACTGCTGGAACTGGCATGGAGGGGATGGAGCCACTGGACCATGTTTGTATTGGGTGGCCTGTGTTTCATCGGCCTTGGGCTTATAAATGAGGTCCTGCCCTGGGATATGCCATTGTGGCAGCAGGTCCTGATTGGTGCCTGCCTGATTACGGTACTTGAGTTCCTGACCGGATGTGTGGTCAACCTGTGGCTGGGCTGGGCCATATGGGATTATAGCAACATGCCGGGTAATATCCTTGGTCAGGTATGCCCGCAGTTCTTCCTCATCTGGATACCGGTGGGGCTGGCAGGGATTATATTGGATGACTGGCTGAGGTACAGATGGTTTGGGGAGGAACAGCCACACTACAGATTAGTATAGAAGGGATGGTGCTATATGTGATTGAGACGGAGTTTGTTGAACGCCTTACTAAGGTAGAGGAACGGTCGAAAAGCAATACACATCAGATTAATGACTTGAAACCGGTCATTGAGGAAATACACACGATGTCCAAGACCATGGTGGAACTGATTGGGGAAGTCAAACACACAAATGAAAACGTATCAGAGCTCAAGGACAAGGTAGACATCTTAGAAAAAGAACCAGGAAAGCAATGGACGGCAACCAAGAGAACATTTTTTACAGCAATGACCAGCTCCATCGGAACCGCGGTGGCAGCTGGTATTTTATATTTAATCAGCAAAGGAGGATTTTAAGATGAATGAGAACACAAAGAAATGGTTCAGGGCAGCAGGGCGCAGGGCGGTCAAGACGGTAGCCCAGACGTTTGTAGCAACAGTGGGGACGGCTGCCGTAATGGGTGAGGTTAACTGGCCCATGGTAGCATCCGCATCCGTACTGGCCGGAATACTGTCCATGGCAACATCCATAGCCGGTCTGCCGGAACTGGACACCAAGACTAATGCCTGAGAGGAGGTGGTCCATACATCTCCCTGCCGTCAGGGTTAAGGCGGAAGGAACTATCAACCAAACCAAGAAAGAGAGGGAAAGACTATGAATTACCCATTACCGAATGAACCATGGAAGCCAGTTAATATTGCTGAAATCCCCGACCTGGAGGCGCAGCTTGCGGCTGCCAAGGGTACGCCTGAATATGGCACCCTTAAATCACAGTATGATGGCCCGGACCACGGGATTGATTATCACGATGAAACCGGTAAATTTACGATTGCCGTTGGCTGGCATGTGGATACATCCGGAAATATCGTTCGGGATTAGTTGCGATATCGCAACGATGTAGGCAGGCCTGGGGATATCCCTGGGCCTTATTTGGATTGGAGGTACAATATGACAGCATTATTAAGGCGACAGGCCGTAATTGATAAGTACGCAGAGATTATAGGCCGCAACATATATAGCCAGTCCCTGAGGGATTACTGTTACGTACGGTATAAGGATGGCAACTATTACAGTGACTGCAGCAGCTCCATCTGCTATGCCTATCAGCAGGCAGGCCAGGGCTTCGGCATCACCAACACGGCCGGGATGTATAACTCTGCCAAGTTGACCACGGTGGATGCGGACATAGCCCAGGGCATCCCGGATACATCCAGGCTGCGGCCAGGGGACATGCTGCTGTTTGCCGGTACGGATGCCAGCCGTCCCCTGCGGATAGGCCACGTGGAGATGTACTGTGGCAACGGCATCATCTGTGGCCACGGCAGCGGCAGACCATCCTATAAGGACCTGATGGCTTACTGCAGGAGCCGGTACAACGCCTGGGCCTCAGGCGGATGGCGTAAGGGCCTGGTATGCGTGCGTAGATACATACAGGATGATGTGATTCAGGAGCCGGAACAGCCGAAGAAATCCGGCTGGGAGCAGGGCGCAGATGGGACCTGGAGCTTTTACCTGGGCAACACCGGGGAGTGCGTCCGCAACTCCTGGTACCTGGACACGGATGGCAAGTGGTACTGGTTTGACGGTGCGGGACACATGGTCACCGACACCTGGTATCAGTACAAGGGTGCCTGGTACTACCTGGGGGCGGACGGGGCTATGGTCCAGGGCCTGCAGGCCAGCGGAGATAACTACTATTACCTGATGCCGGACGGTAAGATGGCAACGGAGCCGGTGACACTGACGCCGGATAAGGACGGGGCACTGCGGTGGCCCGGGCTGGCGGAATAATAAAAAGCGGCGGGGATTATTCCTCGCCGTTAATCTCTCCATTCTAGTAGTTTCCATCCTTTCCACGAGTAGGAAGGGTTTTTTGGACGCCTACCTTGTGCTGTTGCTTTAATTTTCGCAAAACCGTCAAAGGCTTGTTTAGGAGTACCGTCAAACAGTTCTGGACGCTCCCTTATAAAGTACATAAGGTTATGGCACTTGTAAATCTGTCCGATGGGGGATTGGATTACCCAGTATTTTGCATTTACATGTTTTTCGCCGGAGTTCTCCATATAGAACCGTTTTCTTCCTTCACATAAGCGCTGCATGGTGTTATCATACACACCATTTTTATGCAATTGTTTGCGATGTTCGGATGAGCAAGCAAGAGAGCAGCATACACTGTCAGCGGATGGGGATGCCTTAAATGTGTTTCCGCATATTGGGCAGGTTCGATAATGCTGCTTATATTCCGTCTCGCAGGATTTTGAGCAGAAATATTTATTCTTACATGATTTTGGCTTACCACATATGATGCATGTATCTGACAAAATGACCAACCCCTTAAAGTATCATTTGGTGTATCTCCTTACCATATCTTACATTTTCAAAAAAATATGGATTAATGCTCTTGGGACAGTATTCGTAATCACTGTCGTCAACCCCAAGTTTTTCCATTTCATCATGGATGAACTTGAAATAATCGTCATGAGAGAAGTCACGGGAATCAGCAAATACATTGAAGTCATCTGGTAACAATTTTTCATATGCCATTTTAGAAAATCTGTTAAACAGTTTCTTCATAAGACATGGATGGATGAGTTCCTCCAACTGCCTTATGATTAGTTCTTCTGCCCATGGGGCTGGATTACGTTTACCAGCGTCCCAGTCCTCAATGGTTCTGGACGGGATACCCAGGAAAGCTGATAAATCAGATTGTGTCATATTTGCCTTTAAGCGATATTCTTTGATTCTATTCATGTAATCCTCCCTATTTAACATGCTCTATGATGTATTTGGCATCAGTAAGGCTACTCAACTCATTAATGAGACTTGCGATACCGTTGTGGTATTCATCGGATGTCATCCGCCTGTTTGATAGCATCATACCTGCAACTTCGTTCACTTTAAATACTTTATTAGCCAATACGGATCTGGCATAGTCTACCTGTCTATCAGTCCCGGCTAATTCCTGCTCAAAACGGAAGACAATGATGGTATGACAGTCAGTGCAGTCCACCATGATGTTATATCCTTTAAGTTCCGCTCTCTTTTCCATTGTGTTTTCAGCTGTCATCATCATTATGTATTCCTCCTCTTGTTTGATATAATCATTATACCACGCATTGCGTGGTATTGCAAGTGGGAAATATTATTTTTATATTAAAATAGCAATATACAAACATAGGAGGTGCCGGCGCCGGATGAGTTTGAGAAAGTTTGGAAACGGATTCAGGATGGACATGGAAAGTAAGGAAGAGGCGGGTACCGGATGTTTGACCGGACCCGCCTAAATTACACTATGAACATATCAACTAGCCACATTTTTCTTTTTGTCAGAATCTATATTAACGATATGCTCCTGTATTTCGTTTGCAAGTGCAGAATCAGCTTTTAAAAATAACCGGACATTATCGGAGCCTTGACCTAATTTTCTCTGACTGTAGGAGTACCATGCCCCGCTCTTTTCGATGATTCCCAGTTTTACACCTAATTCGATTAATTCGCTTTCCTTTGAAATTCCTTCCCCAAATAAAATATCAAATTCAGCTTCTTTAAACGGGGGCGCCACCTTATTTTTTACTACACGTACCTTAACATGATTCCCAACAATATCAGTACCTTGCTTCAGGATATTCTGCTTACGTATATCAAGCCGAACCGAAGCATAAAACTTAAGGGCCTTACCCCCTGTGGTTACCTCATTATTTCCACCACTAAAATTTGTGGCCACTTTTTCACGAAGTTGATTAATGAATACAATAGTGCAATTACTTCTACTTAATATGGAAGTTAATTTTCTAAGTGCCTGAGACATCAGTCTGGCCTGCAGGCCCACATGGGCATCACCCATTTCCCCGTCAATCTCTGATTTAGGCACTAATGCAGCTACTGAGTCGACAATAATAATATCCATGGCTCCGGATAATATTAGCCTTTCTGCTATGTCTAAGGCCTGCTCTCCACTATCTGGCTGTGATATGTACAGGTTATCGATATCCACGCCGATATTCTTGGCATACACAGGATCCAGGGCATGCTCTGCATCGATGAAGCCTGCAATCCCGCCTCTCTTCTGTACCTCAGCCACCATGTGCAGGGCAACCGTGGTCTTACCGGAAGACTCCGGTCCATAGACCTCTATGATCCTGCCCTTGGGAATACCTCCACATCCTAATGCCATATCAAGGCCAAGTGACCCAGAGGGGAAAGTTTCTACGTTCATACGTGAACATTCCCCCAATTTCATTAATGTGCCTTTTCCAAATGCCTTTTCAATTTTTGCAATTGCATCCTCGATTGCTTCCATTTTGTCTGAACTATTTTCCAT